AACCGCATGATTTCTCTCACCTGACCTGACAATCTGAGCGCACCCTCAACACGGAGTGCATCAGATGTCTGATTATCATCACGGTGTACGCGTTGTCGAAATTAATGACGGCACGCGCACCATTTCTACCGTATCCACCGCCGTCGTCGGCCTGGTCTGCACCGCAGACGACGCAGACGCCACGGCTTTTCCGCTCAACACCCCGGTGCTGCTGACCAACGTGCAGGCCGCTATCGCCAAAGCCGGCAGCAAAGGCACCCTGGCGGCGTCGCTGCAGGCGATCGCCGATCAGTCAAAACCGGTTACCGTCGTGGTTCGCGTCGCCGAAGGGGCGACCGCTGCGGAAACGATCTCCAACCTTATCGGCACCACCGACGAAAATGGCCAGTACACCGGCATGAAGGCGCTGCTCACCGCGCAGACGCAGCTCGACGTCAAGCCGCGCATTCTCGGCGTACCGGGGCTCGATTCGCAGGAAGTGGCGACCGCGCTGGCGAGCATCGCGCAGCAGCTGCGCGCCTTCGCCTATGTCTCCGCCTGGAACTGCAAAACCATCAGCGAGGCAATGAACTACCGCAAAAACTTCAGCCAGCGCGAGCTGATGGTGATCTGGCCCGACTTCGTCGCCTGGAACACCGCGACCAACGCCGCTGAAACCGCCTATGCGACGGCGCGCGCCCTCGGCCTGCGCGCCAAAATCGACAACGACACCGGCTGGCATAAAACCCTGTCGAACGTCGGCGTTAACGGCGTCACCGGCATCTCCTCATCGGTCTTCTGGGATCTGCAGCAGAGCGGCACCGACGCCGACCTGCTGAACGAAGCCTGCGTCACCACGCTGATCCGCAAAGATGGCTTCCGCTTCTGGGGCAACCGCACCTGCAGCGACGATCCGCTCTTTGTCTTTGAAAACTACACCCGCACCGCACAGGTGCTGGCCGACACCATGGCCGAAGCGCACATGTGGGCCAACGACAAGCCGCTGACGCCGGTGCTGGTGCGTGAAATCGTGGCGGGCATCAACGCCAAATTCCGCGAGCTGGTTAACGCCGGCTACCTGCTGGGCGCCTCCTGCTGGTATGACGAAAGCGCTAACGACGCCGCGACCCTGAAGGCGGGCAAACTCTTTATCGACTACGACTACACGCCGGTACCGCCGCTGGAAGATCTGACGCTGCGCCAGCGCATCACCGACACCTATCTGGCGAACTTCGCCGCATCCGTTAACAGCTGAGGAGCCGGATAAATGGCACTACCCCGCAAACTGAAAGGGCTGAACCTTTTCAATGATTCAAACAGCTATCAGGGCGTTGTCTCTTCCGTCACCCTGCCGAAACTCTCGCGCAAGCTGGACGCCTATCGCGGCGGCGGCATGAACGGCGCCGCCTTTATCGATAACGGTCTGGACGACGACGCGCTCGATATGGAGTGGACCATCGCCGGTATGGACGACCTGGTGCTGACGCAGTGGGGCGGTTCTGCCGTACCGCTGCGCTTCACCGGCTCCTACCAGCGTGACGACACCGGCGAAGAGATCGCGGTGGAGATTGAGGTGCGCGGCCGTCATCAGGCGTTCGACTTCGGCGAAGCCAAACAGGGCGAGGATACCGAAACCAAAATCACTACCAAAAACACCTATTTCAAACTCACCTGGAACGGTATAGAGCTGATTGAGATCGATACCGTCAACATGGTCGAGAAGGTGAACGGCGACGACCGCCTTGCCCAGCGCCGTAAAAATCTCGGCCTGGCGTAACCCTGACGCCAGCGCCCGGCGCTGGCTTTTTCATCTGTATGAGAGAGAAACATGGAACAGCAAGAGAATATCGTTGAGCTGGAAACCCCGCTGAAACGCGGCGACGCCACGATCGCGCAGGTTGAGCTGATTAGGCCGAGCGCCGGTTCGCTGCGCGGCGTGCGCCTTGCCGATCTGGCATCAAGCGACGTCGATGCGCTGCTGACGGTACTGCCGCGCATCACGCTGCCTGCGCTGACCAAAGCGGAGTGCAACAGCCTTGACCCGGTAGATCTCATCGCGCTCGGCGGCAAGGTGATCGGTTTTTTGCAGGCGAAGTCGGCAGCGTCGACTGGCCCGGCGGACTGACGGTCAACGATCTGATGGCTGATATCGCCGCCATTTTTCACTGGCCCCTTTCTGAAATGAACGATCTGCCGCTGGCCGAGCTGCTCGACTGGCGGCATAAAGCCCTGATCCGCAGCGGAGCAAATACGGATGAGTGAAGACCTCAAACTGCAGGCGCTGCTGAAGGCGGTTAATCAGGCGCTACGCCCGCTACAGAGCCTCCAGAACGAAACGCAAAACGTCGCCAGTTCGATTGCCGATACGCAGCGAAGTCTGGCGGCGCTGCAGGCGCAGTCGGCGAAAATCGACGGCTTTCGCGCCGCCAGCCGACAGCTGAGCGACACGCAGCAGCAGCTTAAACAGGCGAAGGCGGAAACGGCGGCGCTGGCGCTGGCGATGCGCGCCAGCGGCCAACCGGCAGAGCAGCAGAGCCGCGCGCTGGAGAAGGCGCGTCAGCATACCGCCGCGCTGCAAAGCCAGGCGCAGAGCCTGCGTCTGGCCGTGCAGCAGCAGCGCGCGAGCCTGAACGACGCGGGCATCTCCATGCGCAGCCTGAGCAGCGAGCAGCTGCGGCTGAAAGCGGCCGCGGCGCAGACCAGCCAGCAGCTTAGCGGTCAGCAGCAGCAGCTTCAGCGGCTGAACCAGCAGCAGGAGCGGCAGAACCAGACGGCGGAGCGCTACCGTAAAGGACAGGCGCTGGCGGGACAGATCCGCAGCGGCGGCGCAGCAGCGCTCGGCCTGGCGAAAACGGGCTTTACCGCCGGCGCCGCGCTGCTGCGTCCCGGCTACGAGCTGGCGCGCGCCGATGCCGCCTTGCAGGCTAAAACCGGCCTGCAGAAAGGATCGCCGCAGGCCGTCGCGCTGGATAAGCAGGCGCGCAGCCTTAGCGTGCAGACCGGCGTTCCGGCGCAGGCGGTGGCGCAGACCCAGCTCGATATCGCCCAGGCGGGCGGCTCGATCGATGATATCGCCTCCGCGACGCCGGTGGCGCTGAACATGGCGCAGGTCAACAGCCACTCGGCGGGGGATAACGCCGGGCTGCTGATGGACGCGAAAAGCGCATTCGGCCTCAACAGCGGCGATATCGCCCACCTAGGCGATGTGCTTAACGCCACCCTCGACCAGACCGGCATGAAGTTTGAGGATCTGAGCAGCGCGCTGAGCAGCGTCGCGCCGGTGGCGAAAAACGCCGGCATGGGCGTTGAGCAGACCTCCGCCATGCTGGGGCTGCTGGCGCAACATCATATTACTGGCGCGGCGGCGGGCGAAGAGGTCGGGGCGATCCTGGCGCGGCTGCAGACGCGCGAGGGCGAAGGCGCTATCGCCGCGCTCGGCGTGTCTACCCGCGATCAAAACGGCGACGCGCGGCCGATCCTGCCGCTGCTGAAAGATATTCAGGCCGCGTTCGCCAGTAAGGGGATGGATGCGGCGCAGCAGACTGACGCGCTGAAGAGCATCGTCGGCGCGAAGGCGGCCTCGTCAGCCTCGCTGCTGACGCGAGGCGCCGCCAGCGGCGAGCTGGAGACGCTCACCGCCTCAGTACAGCATGCCGACGGCGGGACGGCGCGCATGGCGCGGGCGCAGCAGGACAGCCTCGGCGGGGATCTGCAAAAGCTGGACGCCTCGAAGGCGGCTATCGGCGTCGACCTTTTTGCGCCACTTGAAGGCCCGCTGCGCACGCTGACGCAGGAGGCGACGCAGTTTTTGCAGACCATCGACCAGTGGCTGCAGGATAACCCGACGCTGGCGAGCGGCATCGCCACGGCGGCGGCGGTGGCGCTGACCTTTGTCGGCGCGCTGGGCGCTATCGGCATGGCGGTCTGGCCGGTGGTCAGCGGCGTCGGCGCCATCATGGCCGGGGTCGAAATCCTCGGCGGCCTGTTCACCGTGGTGGGCGGCGCGATCGTCACCGCCATCGGCGCCATCACCTTGCCGGTGGTGGCTATCGTCGCGGCCATCGTCGGCGGCGCGCTGCTGATCCGTCAGTACTGGGAGCCCATCAGCGCCTTTATCAGCGGCGTCGCGCAGGGGTTCTCCGCCGCGATGGGGCCGATCGGCGACGCCTTTGCGCCGCTGCAGCCGGTGTTCGCCTGGGTGACGGACAAGATTAAGTCGGTGTGGAACGGCTTTACCCAGCTGCTGGCGCCGGTAAAAGCGACGCAGGAGCAGCTGGCCGCCGCCGGCGATATGGGGAAAAGCTTCGGCAATATGCTCGCCGATGCGCTAAAGATCCCCGGCCATGCGCTGGACCAGCTCACCAGCGGCATCGACTGGGTGCTGAACAAGCTCGGCATCGCCAGCAGTAAAAGTAAACAGCTGAAGGCGGATCTGCCGCCAGACGCGGCGCCCGTCGAGAACGCCGCTGCCAGCGGGCTGCAAAGTAACCTGCTGACCGGCGGCCCGACCTACCGGCCGGTGGTGGCGCCCGCCGCAGGCAACATGACGCAGCAGAACGCCTATACCAGTAATATCACAGTGAATGCGTCGCCCGGCATGGACCCCAATGACGTTGGGCGCATCGTGCAGCAGCATTTAGCTCAACAGCAGTTCGAGCAGCAAAACCGGCAGCGCAGCGCCATGACAGGAGGATTCTATCCATGATGATGATTTACGGCATGCTGCCCTTTATGCGGCAGACGCTGCCCTATAACCAGCTGATACACAGCAGCGCCTGGAACTGGGCCAGCAACAGCCGCGTCGGCAAGCGCGCTGCGGCGCAGTTTACCGGCAAGGGCAGCGACAAGATTACCCTGAGCGGCGAGCTGCGCCCGGAGCTGACCGGCGGCCCGGTTAAGGCGCAGGCGTTTCAGCTGCTGGCTGACGAAGGGCGCGCCTGGCCGCTGATCGGCGGCGACGGCACCATCTACGGCATGTATGTCATTGAGAGCTTTAAGACGACGCACAGCGACTTCTACGCCGACGGCAGCGCGCGCGTAATTGCCTTTACCCTCGACCTGCTGCGCGTCGATGAGTCGCTGGTCTCGATGTTCGGCGACCTGAAAGCGCAGGGCAGCGCGCTGTGGGCGAAGGCGGAAGCGGCGGCAGGCAACCTCTCTTCAGGCATGGCGGCGGGAGGCTTCTCACTGTGAGTGAACTCGGCGCGATGGCGATTAAGGCGGGCAGCCGGCCGGCGCCCGATTTTATGCTGTGGATCGGCAGCAAAGATGTGACGCCCAATCTGCGCGATCGGCTGATCTCGCTGACGCTTACCGATAATCGCGGCTTCGAAGCGGATACGCTGAACCTTGCGCTGGACGACAGCGACGGCCTGCTGCAGCTGCCGCAGCGCGGCACGGTCGTGTCGCTGTTTCTGGGCTGGGTTGGCCAGCTGCACAACAAGGGCGACTATACGGTCGATCAGGTGAGCCACGGCGGCGCGCCCGATGTGCTGACCATTGTGGCGCGCAGCGTCGATTTTCGCGGGGAGCTGGGCAAGGCGCGTGACCTCTCTTACCACGACGCTACGCTGGGCAGTATCGTGACGCAGATTGCCCAGCGCTGCGGGCTGATTTTGCAGATGGCGGAAGGGTTCGCCGGGATCAAGATCGATCATATCGATCAGACCCACGAAACCGATCCCGGCTTTGTCACTCGCCTGGCGCAACGCTATGGCGCGGTCGCGGTTATCAAAGCGGGGCGGCTGCTTTTTTTGCGGCCCGGCAGCGGCCAGTTAGCCAGCGGCGGCGCGATACCCACGGTGACGCTGACGCGCCAGGATGGCGATAAACACAATTTTACTGTTGCCGATCGCACCACTTATAGCGGCGTGCAGGCGCGATGGCTCTCAACAAAAGAGGCGAAAACGCATGTGGTGCAGATGCAGCGCAAGGCAAAGGCCACGAACGATGCTGC